GTCGAGGAGCTGGAGGCTGCGGGCCCACCGGAACGGGTCGGCGGCGATCTCCAGGACCCGCCAGCGCCGGCACGCCGCCCGGATGGCCTGCTCCACGTCGACCACGGGGACCTGGCGGCCGTCCGGCTCCCACAGCTCTACCAGGTCGATATGGGGCCGCTGGTCGACCTTCGCGACCACCAGGACCGTGCAGTCGCCGTTGAAACTGCCGTCGAATGAGACGACGACCTCGGCGCCGTCCGGGATGCCGCGCACCTCGGTACACGCAGCCCACGCGGACGGGGGCAGCCATGCCTCCTCGAGCTGGTCGGTGAACTGGCACAACCGGGCCCGCCGGAACGACGCTTCCCTCATCTTCGGAGGCAAGCAGGCGACCAGGCCGTCGCGGGCGAGGAAGTCGTCGAGGGCGGGGTTGGCCAGCTCCCAGCAATGGGCGCAGTCCGCCGGGTGGTCCTCAAACCCGGCAGCCGAGTGCTCCCGCCAGACCACGAGGGGATCATCTGGATGCTCCAGGGTGTAGGTCCTGAGCCGGCCCAGCACGGTCTCGTGGAGGTCAGGACCGGGCGTCCCGATGGCCAGTACGACCGACGACCGTTGCTTGCCGGTGGCCAGGGAGACGACCTCGTACACCTCCTGGTCGACGCGGCCGGCTTCATCCACGATGGCCAGGGTGAAGTCCAACCCTTCCAGCCGCTTCGGCACCGCGGGGAGGACCTGGAACGACGATCCGCGGGTGGGGACGGTGAGGGCGTCGGCGTAGACCTGGACGCGGCGCTCCAGATCCGGGTGGAGCTCCACCATCCTGGCGGCCTGCCGGTGGCAGAGACCGGCTTGGCGCTCGTCGGTGGCGACCACGACGACGCCGGCACCCTCCAGCCCGGCCAGCAGCTCATACAGGGCGAGCACAGCGGTGATCGAGGTCTTGCCCTGCCCTCGTGGGAGCATCCACCCGGCTAGCCGTGGAGCCGGGCGTGTATCCCAGGTCGAGGCGATCAGGGACCGCTGCCAGGGCCGCAACCGCAGGGGCTTGCGGACCCCATGGCCACGCGGCACCCGTATGTAGTCGGCGGCGAAGCGTGCCACGGCCAGCTCGCGGCGTCTGGAGCCGCGCAGGGGCAGCGGGGAGCGCCGTCTACGTCGCGCTTGGGGCCGGCTCTCATGCCACCACCGGCCCCGGGTCGTCGTCGCGGTGTGTAATCGGCCGTTCGGCTGGGCCGGGGTCTGGGCCGAGCATCCTGCTCAAGGATCGGAACGCGACGGCGGACCTGGCGGCGTTGCAGGGGATGCAGCGGACGACCAGCGGGCCGTCCTCCGGCCCTCCCAGGCGGACCTCCCAGACGTGATCGGCCGACAGGTTGGCGGCCGGGTGGGCGGGACGGCGTAGCTGGGGAACGCCCGGGCACCAGTCCCCCATGGTGGCGCGCCACTCGGCGACGGCGCGGGCGCGGCGCTGCTGCTCGGTGTAGGTCTTGAGGCCCGGGCGCTTGGCGCGCTTGGCCTGGCCGCGTCGGCGCTGACAGTCGATGCAGCGTTCCTTGCCTCGGGTCGCGGTGCGACAGTCGAGGCAGGCGCGGAGCAGGGGCCGGCTCATCGGGACTTGCGGCGTCGGCGGCGGCGCAGCTCGTCCCGGCAGGGTGGGCAGCGGCCGCCGGGGCCGACGAAGCGGCTATGGCAGCGCACGCAGGTGCCTTGCTTGACACCGACGCCGACGTTCATGTGGTGCTTACCCACGGCGCCGCAGTAGGGTCAGGAGCGTCGGGGTGGGGGTGGCGGCGTGTCCCCCGGCGCGCACGCCTACCACCCCGGCACCCGCGTAGGCCGGTACCCGCACCACGGCCACGTGGTCCAGCGCCGCTCTGGTCCTCGTCACCCGTTGCCGGTCGGCCGACCAGCGGCTACCCCCCGGCACCTCGGCGAAACCGATGCTCAAGCCCAGCGGCACGCCGTCTCGGGCCAGCTCCAGGACCTCATCCCCGAGTGCCGTCCTGCTGACGTGCCACGCGCCCCAGGCGGCATCGGCCCGGTCCTCGATGGTGAGGGTGCGGCCGATGGGCAGGGTGCCGGCGTCCCGCGGGTGGGTGGCGGTGAGGGGCACCTTGCCCGGGTCGGTCCCGGCCAGGGCGCCGCGGGTGAAGGTCTCGGTGACGAGCCGGCCCCGGTCGACGACCTGAGCGGGGATGCCCCAGGGAAGCAGGGCGCCGACCAGGGTGCGGCCGTCTCCGTCGTCCCGGAGGGCGAGGGAGGTTGTGAGGTTGCGGGTGTGGATCATGCGACCGCCGGGCCTTTCTGGTCGTCGATGCCAGGGATGGGTGGCAGGTCCTCCAGCTCCCGCACTTCGGAGCGGAGCTTCCAGCCGGCCCGGATCGCTGATTCGTGGGCCTGGTAGCGGGTGAGCAGGTCGGTGCGCACGAGGGCGGCGGCGTTGAACTTGACCGTGGTCGTGGAGGAGAGCAGGGCGGAGAGGGCGGTCTCCATGGTCACGATCCAGCGGCGCAGGCAGAACGTGAGGAAGTCCAGCGCCCGTTGCTCCACGTTGGCGTAGGTCAGGCTGCCGCCGCTCTCGCCGCCGATCAGCTCGGGTGGTACCCGGTAGTACCTGGCGATCGTGGCCACATTCGCGCGGGTGGTCTCCAGGAATTGGGCCTGCTCCGGGGGGATGGTGAGGGGCTGGAAGCGGGCGCCGTTGCCCAGGACGGCGACGCCGCGGCGGCCCTGATGGCGGGCGGCCCAGCGTTCCTTGATCTCCTCGGCCCGGCCCGGCTTCAGGTCCTGCTCGGTGGTGATCAGGCCCGACGGGATGGCGCTCTCGCCGAAGAACTGGGCGGCGTACTTCTCCGCTCCCAGGCCGAGGCCTACGGCCTGCCTTGCGTGGGCGATGGGTGACAGGCCAACGACGCTACCGGGGGTCGTGAACCCGCGGACGTGCCAGATGGAGGCGGGGTCGACGAGTTGCCCGTCCACCCGGTAGTCGACGGTGCCGTTCACGTCGACGCCGACGCGCTCAGGGGCGAGCAGCTCCACCTGCGCGGGGAGGAGGCCGGCGCCGGCCCGGTCGACGATGAGGCCGTAGGCGTTCCCGCGGACCAGGAGGCATTGGAGTACCGCGTAGATGAACTCGGGCAGGGACCAGCCGGCCGATGGCGCCCGGAGGATGGGCGGGAGGGCCGGTAGGGCCTGCTCGTCGCCGTCGCGGTAGGCAGCCAGGGGGAGGGTGCTGATGCTCCCGGCGATGAGGTCGATGCAGCCCCACACCGCCGAGTGCTGCATCGCCGTCTGGGGGCTGACCGGCACGGCGGCATAGGTGGAGGCCACCGGGATGCTCCCGATCTGGAACAGGTCCCGGTCATGGCGCTGCCATGGCCAGCGCATCGGCTTAGGTAGTGTTCACGAAGGTCTTGACGGCGTTGGTGTCGATGAGGGCGCCGTCGAGGCGGACGATGCAGCGGAAGGCCACCAGGTCGTTCTGGAACCGGAACTCGTCCGATCGCTCGAACCGGATGCCGTTGACGATCCGCACGAAGTAGCGGTCCATGGCACCGAAGGCGATGCTCTCGGCGGTGTTGGCCATGGCTGGCATGAACGGGTCGACATAGACCGGGTAGCCGAGGATGCTCCGGCGGTCGGTGAGGCCGTTGACGGGCTGGCCAGTTGTGTCCCGGAGCTTGCGGACGATGACGTTGGAGGCGTTCCGCATGAGGAACGCGGCGCTGTCGCTCTCGGCGTAGGGTTCGGCCACCGATCCAATGAGGCTCCAGAGGGCGTCGGTGCCCTGGTTGACGGTGCCCTGGGTGCCCAGGGTCGTGCCGGTCCGGTGGGGCCGGTCACGCCGGTGGCGGCGTCCAGCAGCAGCCCGCGGGGCTCGGTGGTCCCGGCGCCGTTGATGAGGGCGTTCCCGTACCCGCTGGTGCCCAGGCCCAGGCTCAGGGCCGCTTGGCGGGCGAGGAAGTCCAGGAGGTTGGTCGGGGTGTCGTTGGCCAGCTCCTGGCTGATCTCGAAGTAGTTGGCGTACTTGAACGCCTTGAGGGTCACGGTGCTGAGGGTTGGGTCCGACTCCGTGATGGAGGCGCCCTCAGCGATCAGGTTCGTGGTCACGAACCTGGTGGAGCGGGGCACGACCAGGTCCTCACCCGTGTCGGTTGTCACCACGGTGGCGCCGGCCCGCATGAGGCTGCTGGTCTCCACCATGTGCTGGACGATCCGGCCGTACACGTCGACACCCATCGCCTGGGTGGCGGTGGTCTTGAGGGTGTCTCGCTGGTGCAGGCGGACCCGGCCGGCCCTGCCCATGACGGGCTCGGGCACGTCGTCGGGCCACTCGTCGGCCAGCTCGTCGGCGTAGATCTCGATGGGCTGGGGGCTCTTGGCGAAAATCGCGGCGCGGAACGCTCGGGCGGTCTCGGCGGCCTCCCGGGTCAGGGTGGGCTGCCGGCCCCGGGTGGCCATGGCCCTTACCTCGGCGAGTTGCCGGTCGCGCTCGGTCTCCAGGGCGTCGGCGGCTTCCCGTTCCGCCACGACTTGGGCCTGGTAGGTGGCCAGCTCCTCGGGGTTGGTTCGCGGCCCTCTGAGGCGGCGCGGGTCAGGATCTCGTCGCCAGCGGCTCGGGCGGTGGCCCGCCGGTCCTTCAACTGTTCCAGCAGGGTCACGGTCCCACCTCGAGCATTCCCCATCTTGGCAGTAGGTAAGGTGGAGAATAACACGCAGGGTGGTGCTAGTTGCGCTCAGGGTGAACGGCGCCGCGGAGGGCGACTCGGGCCATGCAGTACAGGATGCGGCCCTGCAGGGCGACCATGGCGAAGGTGTCGCTGTACTGCTCGGTGACGTGGCCCTGGAGGGCGGCGTGCAGCTCCCGGCCGGCGGCGTCCTCCGAGATGTTGAGGACCCGGGCTAGGGTCTTCCGGGCATGGTCGAGCATCCACTCACGCTCGGAGTCGGTGACCATCCCAGCCGGCTGCTCGGCCATCTTCGCCAGCAGCCCATCAGCAACAGCG